CGTGACGGCAAAAACTATCGCATCGTCAACGGACAGCCAGTTCCCGTAGGACCGTAAATGGCATACAACCCAGCAGACTTTGAGCTTGTCGAGACACCGGCAGGCTCCGCTTCTCCCTACAATCCCGCTGACTTTGAGTTGGTGGATGATGGGCAGACGGGGCTATTGGAGGGTGTTGGCAACGCGCTGGAGCGCGGGTGGTCTTTGAGCCTCATGGCGCGGGAGATGGAGAAACCCATGCCCGACCCGCAGGCGGTCGCCGCTTTGCAGCAACGCATGCAAGCCGTGCCGCCGTCGCCGGAATACATGGCGACAATGAATGATGAGCTGGAGCCGGTGGAAAGCTGGAGCGCCTTCAAGTCTGCCCCGGTCAAGGTGCTGGCCGAACTCATGGGCGAATCGCTCTCGGCATTTGCGGGGCAGATGATCGAGAAGGCCCCCAACCGTGTGGCCATTGGCCTTGGGGCCGGTGCGGCCATGGGTGCTCCGGTTGCTGGCATTGGTGCCGTGCCTGGTGGATTTATCGGTGCCGGCGCAGGGTTTGCCGAGTCGGCCGGCGCCGCCAGCTATGCGCTGGAGATGGCCGGTGGAGTGCTGGAATCTTTGGAGCAAGCGGGTGTCCCGCTCAATGACCCGCAGGCATTGTCCGTCGCTCTGCAAGACCCACAGCGCATGCAGGTCGCCCGCGAATTTGCCCAGCGCAAAGCCGTGCCGGTCGCCGTCTTCGATGGCGCCAGTGCCGTGATCGGTGGTCGCATGTTTGGTGGCGGCAAGGTGGCCTCGGCCATGACCCGCCTTGGCCAAGGAATGGCTGAGACGTTCACTCAAGGTGCGATGGGCGCCGCCGGCGAGGCCAGCGGTCAGCTTGCCCAGAGCGGGCAGATCACCAGCGGTCGCAGCATCTTGGCCGAAGGTGTGGCCGAACTGCCCACGGGTCTCATCGAGATCGGGGCCGGCCAGCTTTCCCAAGCAGGCGCCAATGCCGGTGCCCCTGCCGCCACGGCTACCGCGCAACCCGCTCCCGCCGCCGCTCCCCAACCCGCCCCCTTCACTCCCCCACCCGCCGCTGAGACGGTTGTGGTTGAAGAAGTCTTTGGCGATGCGACCACGGCAGCCGCGCCCGCAGAGGAAGCTGCCCCTGCTGCCGAACCCGCCATCAACCCCGATGACTTTGAGGTTGTCGAGATGCCGGGGGAGACGATTGTGACGGAGCCGCCGGCTGCGCCCCGCAAGATTTTCCGTGGCGTATCGCCCGACGTTGACTACTCAAGCGGCGATCAGTTCTGGTCCGAGAGCCGTGAGGTGGCCGAGAACTATGCCGCGCAGACTGGCACTGAGGGCACCATTGACGAGGCTACGCCGGACACGTTGCCGCAAAACCTTTACACTGCCACCGACAAGCCCACGCTGAAGGACGAGCTTGAGCTAAAGAGTGAACCCTTCGCCCCAGAGTTTGACGCCGAAGCCAGGACCGTCTTGCAGGCGCGCGGCTTTGAGGGCATCCGCTACGATTCGGGCACTGACTTGGGCGGGGAGCAGGCGACAGAGTTTCATGTGTTTGGGAAAAGCCCAAAGCCCACAAGCGTCCCGCCCAAAGCGCAAAAGCTGAAGGCTAAATTGGCGAAACTGGACCCCATGTTTGCCGATCAAGGATTCTGGCAAGGCTTTGAGCAAGGCGGATATAACGACCAGAAGATCCAGCAACTTGAAGGCATGGTCGCCAACTTCTCCAAGCCCAAGCAGCCCGCGCCCAAGACGGCCAAGGGCAAGGCCGCCCAAGCCTCTCCCATCGCCGACATCTGGGAACAGTATGACGGCACTGGCGAGATTGATAGCGTGGGCGCATTGGCCGATGCGGTCGAGTCGTATGCCGCAGAAACCGGCGATACCACATTGACCGACGCTGTTGCCGAATACCGCGCCAACCGGATGGAGGACCGCAGCGAGTTTGGTGATCGTGGGGAGAGCGGATACTCGGATGCTTTTGTGGCGAAGGTGCAGCAGGCGGCCAAGCAGCCCGCAGCGCAACCGGCGGCGGCGGCAACTCCATCCTTCGCCGAAGACTTGCCGCAAGCCAAGGCCGTCAAGGATGCCCGTGGGCGGTCTGTGGTGGTAACTGAGGCTAACGCCAAGAAAATGTCAGACGAGAAGGTGATGACGAGCTACGCCGTCTTCGCAGACACAATGATGCGGGCAAGGGAGGCGGGACAAGACATTGACCCTGTTGTCCGCGTCAATGCTGCCACCGTCTACCAAGAGGGGCGCCGCAGGAACTTGGTTCCGCAAGAGCCGTCCATTGAGGCTTACTTGGGGACGCAACCCCAAGATTCACCAGCCCAAAAGTCCCGCCGCCGCATCAAAAACATGACCGCCCAAAGCGGCGCGATTGACCTCTCCATCGTCGAAGACTTGTTTGAATACGGCAAGACGATCTACCGCGCCGGCATGAGCTTCGGCAAGTGGGCCGGCCAGATGGTCAAGGAGTTTGGCCAGGGCATTGCTTCGTTTTTGAAACAGGCGTTTGACCGCATCGTCCAAGCCTACAAGGACAGTCCTTACAGCGACACGACCGGAGCGGTGGGCGATGTGCGGCCGAAGGCCAAGCCGCGGCAGTTTGAGCAGAAGGCGGCACAGGCGCCGGGGCTGGATGCTGAGACCCGCGCGCAGATGGGCAATGATCCGTATGTGCCGATCACCTTGCGCGGGGTAGCCGAGGATGCCAAGGCATGGCTGGCAGAGAACGGTGTGGAAGCAGCCGAGCGGCGGATCTTGGAGCTGAACAGCGAAGAGACCACGCCGACCCCGCTAGACTTTGGTATTGGCTTGGAGTTGACGGCCAACCTTTCTGCCACCGGCCAGCATGCCCGCGCCGCTGCGGTGGTGCGCACCATGAGCCGCCGCGCCACCAGCTTGGGGCAGACGATCAGCACGCTTGCCATGCTGTCGCGCCTCACGCCGGATGGCATTGTTTTCTACGCTAACCAGACCATCGAGCAATACATCGGGAGCCTGCCGCCGGAACGTCAGCAGCAGATCCGCACAGCACAGGATGGCATTCGCCAACTGGAGACGGACATTGCCACGACCCGTAAGCGCACGGCCGAGGACGCAATCATCAAGGGCGAGCAGGGCGGCGAGAAGATCCAAGACAAACTCAAACGCCGCATCCCCGACAAGACGCAGAAGCAGCAGACCAATGTGAGCATCCGCTCGGTGCTGACGAGCCAAGCAACCAAGGCCGAAGCGACCAAGCAGATCACGCAGATCCTAGTGGACAGCGGCATCAGCCAGAGCGAAGCCACGGCACTAGCCACGGCCATCACCAACCGTTTTTACAAGGTGCTGGAGGATGCGCGCAAAGCCGCCGCCGCCAACCGCCGGCCGGCCTCGGGCAAGGGGCGGGTGACGTTTGATAAGTTGATGGCGCAACTCAAGGACGGGAAGGTCAGTGACCAAGATTTTATTGGTGCCCTTGCCCAGCTTGCCGGCGTGCCGGCATTGACGCCCGAGCTGCGAACCAAGTTGGAGAACTTGACCCGCCAATACAAGGCGGCCACCGACGACGACATTGCCTTGGTAACGGGCGCCAGAATCTTTGAGGAGGTTCACGGACTAATCCCCGCCGACTTCTGGGTGAAGCTGCGCGCGGTGAGCTACCTCTCCATGCTGTTCGCCCCCAAGACGTGGATCAGAAACTTGGGCGGCAACCAGATTCAATGGCTGACAGACATTGGGATCGACAGCGCCATCAGCATGGTCTTCGACCCTATCGCCAGCGTTTTTACCGGCAAACGAACCACGGCCGGCGTGTATGTCGGCACCAGAATCAAGGCCCTGCTGACGCCGGTGCAAGATGTTATCAAGGGCTACAAGTGGAACGCGCAGCAAAACCCCAGCGCCAACTTTATGGAAAACCTCGGGGCGGGTGTTGAGCATTTGCGCGTGCTGGCCAAGCTGACCACGCAAAACAAGTTCGACATTGTCGATGCCAAGGAAGTCGGCCGGAGGATCTTTAGCAACAAATTCATGCAGATGTGGGAGGGCGCACTGTCCATTGCTTTGGGCGGCGGCGACCGTGCGTTCTGGATGTCGGCCTTTCGCGCGTCTCTGGCACGGCGCGAGGCGGCGGCCAAGAAGAACGGCGAGTGGACCGGCCAACCGACACCGGAAGATGTGGAGGCAGCCTACGCTGACGCCATGTATGCCATTTACCAGAACCCCAACGTTCTCAGTAAGAACGCCAACAAGATCCGACAGGCACTCAATCGTTTGGCCACGTTCGGCAAGACAGATCAATTTGGGTTGGGCACGGGACTGATGGCCTTTACGCAAGTGCCGGGATCGCTTTCGCTGCGCGGCATTATCGAGATGTCGCCGCTGGGGCTGGTCACGGCGCTCTATGAGGCAATGCGCCCGGTGCTATTCAAGGCCAGCGGCGGACGAGTCGGTGGACAATTCCGCCAAGAGGACTTCAACAAGGCATTGTCTCGGGCCATGGTGGGCAGCGGCATGTTTTACGCTGGCGGTTACTGGCTATACTCCGTGGGCGTCATCACGGCCAGCCGCGAGGAGGACGATGACTTGGAGGCAATGCGGAGGGCTTCTGGCATGGGAGCCTACCGTATCAATGCCTCAGCGCTCAAGCGTATGCTGGGCAGCGGCAACTTCTTTGAGCGGCAGACACCACAAGACGGCGACCTCATTATGTCCTACGACTGGGCGCAGCCGGTCGCTATCACGTTCGCCGCGGGAGCCGAGCTGGCTAAACAGGTAGAGCAAAACAGCCGCGAAGGCGTGAAGAAGGGGCTGGCGGGCAAGGCCAATATGGTGGCGATTAGTTTGGCCGCTGGAGCGAAGTCGCTGGAGGAATTGCCATTGCTCTCGGGGTTGTCGTCCTTTGCCAGAACGTGGGGATACAGCGATTTTGTCACCGCGGCCTATGGCACCATCGCCGGCATGCCCTCCATGTTTGTCCCGCAGCTTGTGCGGCAGGCCAACCAGCTCATGGACAACACGGTGCGAGAGACCCGCTCGGGCGAAGGGGTGTTCCGTGCCTTCAACCAGATCGCCGCCAACACCCCCGGTGTGGCCGACCAATTCCCGCCGCGCATGGACATCATGGGGCAGGCCATTGATCGCTACCAATACGGCAGCAACAGCTTTTTCAACGTGCTGACCAACCCCGCCATGACCAGCCGCGTGCGCACCAACCCTGTGCTCAACGAGGTAACGCGGCTCATGGAATCCACCGGCGAAGAGCGGCAGATCCCCCGCCAAGTGAAGCGCACGGCCACGATCAACGGCGAGTCGATCCAATTAAGCAACGAGCAGATCAGCGCCTACCAGTATTACTTGGGCAACTACACCATGAGCATGATGCAATGGCGCATGGCCAGCCCCCGCTACGCGCGGCTGCCGGACACCGAGAAGGTGCGCATCCTCGCCCAAGACATTGAGGATGTGGACGCCGCCACCAAGTCCGCCCTCTTCGGCCACGACATCCGCCGGCTGACCCGCCGCCAGCGGGTGATGCGCAACAACCTGGTCAACTCTCCCCTCGGGCAGTCGATGCCCCCGCGCTAAAGAATTAGGGCCGCCCCGGTTGCCCGAGACGGCCCAGCCCCGCACTCGCGGGACTCGTCCTTGTGGCTAGGAGACACACTTGGACAAAGTCATGGCTGCTGGATTGGCTCTGTATAGTAAATCGGTTGGCTGCGAGTGTCGATAATCGGCGGCGCTGCGGGGAACATGGGGCGGTTATTGCCGCCGAACTGCGAGACGATGGTGGTGTTCCCCACTTGGCTGGCCATGGTTACGCCGCTGCCTCCTGTGCCAGTGACAATAACTGGAGCCGGTGGCGGTGCAAAGTTTTGCGCCATGGCTTGATTAAAGACGGTCGGATCAAACGCTATTGTCGCCGGCTTGCCGTCTGGCATGACCCAAGGATGGCCGGACCCAAAGAAGCGGGTTCCCTTTGGCACCCATTTGCCATCCTGCGTGCGGACTAGCCCTTTGGCCTCCATCCTTGCGGCTTTTTGTTGCGTTGTTTCACAGCCCGTGGCAGCCATCACCATGGCGGCGGCGAGTGTTAGTGGTAGCAGTTTCATATTATTGGCTCCTGTTGAAATGCCGCCGGCATGACTACGGCTTTCTGCCATGTGGCATACCATCGGCTTGTTGTGGTCGGGGTGCTGTGCCCGAGAAGGTGTTGCACTTGGCTGATCTGGCCGGTGGCTTCCAGCCAATCGGAGCCTGCTTGCTTGCGCAATTCGTAGGCCGCCCCCTTGCGGTCGGGGATGTGGGTGCGCAGCCAGAGGTTGAATACGCGCAGGATGTATTGATAGCGCAGGTTCGGAGTGTGCAGCGGGATCAAGTAGTCGTCGGCTTTGAGCAGGGCATCGGCCATCCATGGTGCAATGACAATATCCCGCTCGCGCGCCCCGCCTGTCTTTAGGGAGAAACCCTCCTCGGGACGCTCGCGCACACACATGGCCTTGCCTTGCGGGCGGTCTTCGATCCAACCCTTGCGGGCGAAACTGACCTCCTTCGGCGTCATGCCAAGATACCGGCAGCAGATGAAGGCACGGCGGCGGGTCTCATCGGCGCGGCTCTCCCGCTCCATGGCGGCAAGAATGTCCTTGGGGATGTGCTTAAAACTGTTGGGATTGTATTTCTGCTTGGCCTCCTTGGAGGCATTGAGAAAGCCCGAGATGTCGGGAAGCGGGAAGCCGACCCAGTCCTTTGTGCGGGCAAAGACGGCTTTGGCGCCGGCCAGCGTGGTTCCCTTGGTGTAGGTGGCAACCTTGTCGGCCCGCTGATAGTCCACGGCAAGCTGGGCGGTCAATTCGGTGGCGCGGACGGCCATCACCTTGGCCTTCTCGGATGCGGTCATGGTGCGCTCGCCCTCGGTGATCCAACCCTTCGCCCTGGCGATGACTCGGAGCAGGGCGTTTGAGTTCTTCTTGTGTGTCATGCAGTCCGTCACCTTCTCGTAATGCTCGATGATCTGGCCAATGGTCGGGGCCGTATCGCGCAGGGATGCAGCCTCTTTGAGCTTGGCGAGACCTTGCTCACCAAGAATAGTGAGGTAGGAAATGGCTTTCGCTTTTGCAACTTTGGCTTCGGTCGTCTTGAGGCTTACCCGCTTCAGCATTTTATCTGCCGTGAAGCGCAGCCACCAATGGTCCCGCCGCCAAAAGCAAGTGCCTCTCACGCCAAACTTCGGGACTTCAACTCGGAAGGATTCGGTATTCATAACGCCTCAATATGGGGTGGTGTCAAAATGGTGTCAACTTTTGATTAGCACCACCATGGGTTCTTGTGGTTTAATGTGGCACATAAAAGATCAATATACAGAGAAAACCTTACTTTGGGGGTGTAGCTCAACGGTTAGAGCAGGCGGCTCATAATCGTGAGACGAAAAATCGAGGGCGTTTGTTTTACTCTGTAAAATATCTTTTGTGATACGTCGTGTTACAAGTGGTGTCAAGATTTGTGCTTTCGGTGGGTATGGCGGCCATCACTTGCCGGCCATTTTCGTGGCGTCACGAAATTGGTCCGGCTAAAGGGAGAGGGCGATTTGCCCCCTCCCTTGTGAGCGGCGCGTGCTTACAGCTTTTCCTCTTGGACTGTTACTTCCACGTTGCAGGTATAGCGGAACCGGCGGACACCCTTAACCTCGTAGATGTAAAACTCCCAAGGTGTCGGGTCATCTTCTCCGCTGATAATGTCCTCAGTGTATATCTCTGCCTTCTCCCGGCAGTGGGCCTCTGCCGCTTCCAGCGTGGCGAATGACTCGTCGCACTCCCATTCGCGGCCCTCGTCGCAACTGTAATAGACTTGGAACTCGATTGTCCCAACGTCTGTGTTGTCGCACTTTGCTTTAGGCGGGCGATTGGTGGTGCGCTTCTTGGTTGGCTTCGTTTTCATGGTCGTGGCGGCCATCACTTGATGAACACATGCGCCGGCCGTGGGGCCTGACGCATGAACTCCCACAATGCCTCCATGCTGTAGGGCATATCGGCGTCCCATATATCCAGCGTGCCGTCTCCCGGCCACTGGCCGAAGCCGTAGGTCACTCCATGCTTCGTCACTTTGAAGAAGTATGAGCACTTACTGTCTGTCGGGTCTTTGACTTCGACCGTGAAGTATGGTTCTTCCTTCGGGTCGTAGTCTTTGGCCTTTGGTTGTGGTCCGGCGGACATTCCGCAGATCACGTCGTCAAACGGTAGCAGGCTGGCCCGTTGCTCGATGAGCGTGGGAGCGTATTGCCTGACGTATGCGAGCGGGTCGCGGTCTGGGTCGCTGGTCCATTGTTCCGGTTGCTGTTTCTTGGCTTTAGGTTTTGCTGTCTTTTTCATGTGTCTCCTTCGTTTCTATTGATGGTGCGGCCATCACTTCTCCAGCGCTGCAATCACAGCGCGGGCGCGGCCTAGCCATTCGTTAAACTTCGGGTTGTCTAGTTGCTCTGGCGCGGCGTCACGCGACCCCTCGGCGAACTCTGCCAATCGTTGCAGGACGGCCAGCGTCTCTTGTTTGCTCGACGGATCGGCCACTTTGACCGGCTCATAGCTCCAACTATCGCATTCCGGCATGCGCCTAACCTTCCAGCGCTTTGCCTTGGCGTGTTCTCTGGCCTTGGCTTGTGTGGCAAATGCCTTGGTGGGGATTGTGTCGCCCCTCCATGTGGACAAATACCATTGGCCGTCTTCGGCCTTCCATAGCATGACTGTTGTGTCGTTTTTCATGTGTCTCCTTTGTATAGATGGTGCGGCCATCACCGGGTCAGCATGTTTGCCGTCCGTTCCGGCCTCTGCCCCCATTGGACAAAGGCCGGTGTCGGGCGTCAAGCGGCCATCAGATATAGCTTTTCTGCATTGTATCCCCTTCTCCTGTGCCGGGCCGGCAAGAAACAGACGCCGATAACCTCTCTAACAATGCGGCCTTTCTTTTCTTGGCCATTGATTAGAGCAATGGCCTTCTTGCCGACCATTGACTCGTCGCACCCCTTGTTCCACCCCAAGCTAACGAGGCGGCGGTGTTCTTTGCGCTGCAAGTAGCGCTGGTGAACCTCGTTCGCGCAATAAGCAAGGAAGGAATAGGGCGCGATATCGCTAGACTCCGGCTCTCCGTCTCCCGCCCGCAAGATGCGGGCAACTTCTGAAACATAAGAGCATCCTCGGTGGCGTTCAACTTTTCGGCGCGCGCGCATGGTGTGAAGATTAAACGGAGCCTTTGCAAAATCTTCTTTGATGTTTTGCGCGTCGATGTTCCTGCAATATGTGGGTTTCATTGTGTCTCCTTTCTGTGCTTCAAGCGGCCATCACTGGCTCGTTGGTTATTTTGGCGATTAGCTCGATTGCCTCGGTAACGTCCGGCAGCTCGGCCTCGTCGTCGTTCATGTAGTCAACAAGGCCCCCGGCCAAGTTGTTTAGCGCCTCTAACAACTCAGGCGCGGCGGCCAGCAGGCGCGCGTCTGCCTCGCCATCATAGGCAAGGGCCACGGTCTTGCCGGTTGCCTCAGAGGCAATCGCGCTTTGTCCGTGTGTTTCGTGTCCGGCCGTTGGCTGTGAATACCATGGCCCCGGTGTGTGTTGTGTTGTCATGTTATGTGTCTCCTTTGTATGTGTTTGGCGGCCATCACTGGCCGGGATTGCGTTTTGCTCTCCGTGCTGCCCACGGCGAACCGTGGACAGATGCGGAACTCATGCGCGCTACATGCTGCGAAACATTTCCTCCACAACCTTTTGCCGGATGTCTTCAAGCATGTATTCCGCCTCAAGGTCGCTGTAATCGTCGAACCCTTGAGCGCATTTAATGAACTCCTTGCGGCGTTCATTAAGAAACCACGCAAGGATGTCGGCCTCTGCAAACTCAAGCGTCATTGGTCTCCTTTCTGTTTGTTGTTAGCCATTCTCTGACCTTGGCGGCCATCACTGCCCACCAGGGCAACTTGGCGCGCTTCGCAGCCAGCGCTTGCCAGTAGATCGGCCAGCAAATAAGCGGCCGGTCTCCGTGGTATTCTGTAACAGTCGGGCGGCCGGTGCTCATTGGTCGGCCTCCTCGGTTGCTTCGTTTATGGCTTGATCGACCACGGCAAACACACCGGCGAACCTTTCGGCCGCTTGCGGGTCGGTGTCGAATAGTGCGCGCAGATGGGCGCGGACTGTGACCAAGGCGAACAGAAGACGGTCGGGGTTCATGCTGCCTCCCATTCTTTGCTGTCTTGTATGTCCCCGGCCGCAATCCACAGTATGCGCCGATCGTTAGCTTGCCGGTCTGCCAATTCCTCGGCAGACCATGCGCCATATTCGCCAAGTTCGGCCGCAAGCGCCTCGTCGGGGATGTCGGACAGGTCAACCCGCCCCTGCCAATGCTCAACGCCAGCATCACAGGCGCCTTGATGGTGACAATCGGCGACACAATCGCCCGAGAGTTGGAACTCGAAACGGTTGAAGGTGGCCCAGTAGGTTTTCATTGTGCGCCCCTTTCCGACTTGTAGTGTGCAAGGGCAGAGTCAAGCGCCTGCCTGATTTGTTCCTCTCCGAATATGTGCAAGCTATCCGCCAGCAGATCAACAAGGCCGGTTCTGGCCGTCTCTCCTGGCGAATAGTCGCACAAGACGCGGCCCGCTTTGCGGGTGCGGTCTGCCGTTGTCATTGTTCGCCCTCCGCTTGTCTGATCGCGTGGCGCGCTTTCGCTAACGCCTCACAATTTGCCAGCCCTTCGGCCGTGGCGCGTTGATCCATGAATGGCCCGCGCGCGACCATCGCCCGCAACGCCTCCAACAGTTCCGGCGCGGACGCGATTAGGCGCGCGTTCCCCTCGCATTCTTCGCGGTCAACGCCTAACGCTTCGCCCGCTCTCGGCGTGTGAAACTTGCCGGTGTTTTTGGGAGTGAAGACAGCGGCCCACCATAGGTTTTTGTCCCTCTTGTTAATGCTGCCGATTTCCCATGGTCCCGGCGTGTGTGTTGCTTGTGTTGTCATTGTGTGCGCCTCCGTTATGCGTGCGCGCGTGTCAGCGCGTAATCTTTCACGCCTAGAGCGTCAGCAATGGCGCAAAGCGCTTCCTCAATGGCATTGCTGCCCACTCCACCAATCGGGAACGCTAGGCGGATGCCCGCATTGCTGATTGCCTCCTGTGCTGCCGCGCTTGGCCGGTGATAGCCGCCCCCGCCCGCGCTTCCGCTGGCGTGTGCGTGCGTGCCGTTATGATTGATCCACAGGCACGCATAGTTCATGCGGCCGGTCCCGTATAACCTCAACTCAACAGGAACATGCGCGCGGCGGTCTGGCCGCTTGCTGTCCGTGTCCATAGTTATGATTTGCAAGACCTCAAGAAAGCACTTGCCCTCTTTGCGGTGGCTTGTGGTGAACTTGCATTGATGGTCCGCCGTTATTGTGGCGGATTGCTTTTTATCCGTTGTCATTGTGTGTCTCCTTGTGTGTTGTTTGTGTGTGCTTTTGTGTTACAAAGCCAGCAGCAAAGCGCCGCAGGCGAAGATTAGGAGAACGGCGAGGATTTCGCCGAGGGTTTCGAGCAGCGCGGCGGAATCCCCGCGCCCGTTTGGGTTGTTTGTGTGTCTCATAACGTGGTCATTGTGCTACAACGTGGCACATAGTGCAAGAATTTTTTTCATGTTTGTGAAAATTTATTTTTCAGGCGGTTCGGGGAATAAAATCAAACGCTCGTTCAGTTCGTTTTCGGGCACGCTCAAGCCGCCCCGCGTGCGCGTTTGCTTGGGGACTGTGTTGCCGGTTTTGCGTTGTATTCGCCCGCCGCTTCGTGAAGCCGCATTGATACTTTTTTTATACTATCAAGCGCAGCCCGTTCTTCAAGGTCAGACAGCACGCGGCCGCCCGCAGCGTGAAAACATTCAAGCCACCACGAAAAGGCAGCACGATAAATGTCCGCCACAACTGCGCCGGTCTCGCGTGCGGCGTGGATGACTTGCTTCTTCATTTCACGATTAACGCGCAGATGAACGATGGTGTCTAACTCGTCACGCGTGCGCACTCTGACAGGGTTTCGTTTCATAACGAATTGACAAGAGCACACAGCCGGACACCCCGCAAATTAAATCGCTTAGGGTGTTCACCCCATCAAGCGCTTGACAGCATGGCACGCTTGTAATACAACGCAACACATCATGACGGAATACCTACGACCTAAGGAAGTTTGCGAACGTCTCAACATTGGGCGAACTACGCTTTGCCGCTGGATCAACGCTGGGAAAATTCGCGTTTCCCGCCCGACGCTTCGCACGACATTGATTAGCAGCACGGAGCTTGCGCGCTTCCACAGTGCCAACCTCCAGCCGGTTCCCGGCGCAAACAATCGCGCCGCTGCTTAATGCCTAAGACCGCGACAGCACGACCGCGGAAGGTTGCCAAGGTTCCGGCAACGCCAGCGGTTGACGCCCCCACTACCCCGCCCCAGCCGGTCCGCGTGAACAACGGGTCAACCGGCCTTTGCATCCCCGAAGAGAAGCAAGAGGCAATCGCGCGGATGCACGTTGCAGGCGTGCCCGTTACACGCATCGCGTCAGAACTTGGCGTATCTTACCATTCGGTAGCCGGTTTGATTCGCAACCGCCCCGACTTGCTCGACGCGGCCCGCGACATCACGGCCAAGAATTGGAGAACCCTTGCAGCTTTGGGGACGGCGCAACTTGTGGACCGCTTGCCGGAAATGAAAGATCAGGCGCTATCAGTTCTTTCCGCTATCGCTACCGAGAAGGCGGAGCTGCTTGCCGGTGGCGCCACCCAGCGCATTGAGCATGTCCAGGCTCCGAGCGCTGATGAGTGGCTGGATGTTGTGGACGGTGTGGTTGTTGAGTCGGCGCCCCTGGCAACCGGTATTGCTGGCCGAAGCCGTGACACAAAAGGGCACAGCATAACACAAGCCCCGCGCCTCGCGGCCCCAAGCGGTGAACAACCGCCTGTTTCTGACTGTTCCGTCTCTGTTGGTGTCGATGGTGTGCCAGTTTTTGAGCCAGCCGCCCCCCAATTTTTGCCACCCCCACCCCCTACCAAGACCGGGGGGGAGGGGGTTCGCCGGTTTTCTAACCCATCACTACCCGATTCGTTAAGCGATGACGAAATTTTTCATAAAACGTGACCCATCCCACCCTTAACCCCACCCGCCCCACCCTGTAATTATGTCCAACAACTTCATTAAGCGCCTCAAACGACTGAGCAAAACACTAGAATCTGCGCCCACTGACGCAAATTCTTCTTACGACCAGACGCCAGACGCCCCCGCATTTGCGCCAGAAGGCCCCTCAGAGACGCCGCCGCCGCTAGACAGCCATGAGACAGCCAAAGTCGATACGGTGGCTGGTTTCGAGAAATACAAAGAATACGCGGCATCCGTGTCGGTGCGGGAGGTCAACAGAGGACAGGCCGAAAACGCCAACCGCATGTGGATCAGAGTAGAGGATTACGAGGGAGATTGCCTTTGCATGGTAAAGAACCGCCATAAGTGGCGTCCGCATGAACGACTTACAGTGATTTTTAGCGGAACATTGGTCGGACCGTGGCCAGTGTTTGCGCACCAACCGGGGCCAAGAGACGCAAGGAGGAACTGATGAGCGCCAAAGCAACTAACTGGGTGTGGGAGGAAAGCGCCTCGACAGGGTCGGCAAGGCTGGTGCTGCTGGCATTGGCTGATTACGCCAACGAAAAGGGTGTTTGCTTTGCCTCTTATCGGGGGCTGGCCAAGAAGACAAGGCTGGGATTAGCCACAGTGACCCGCGCACTGCGGGAGCTAGAGGAGGCCGGCGAGGTCAAACAGCTTGAGCCGGGAGAGTTTGGCACGGCTTCATCACACAAGGCTGCAAGTGATTGGCTTCTCCCAAAAATAGCATGTGCTCAATCTGAGCATGTGCTCAATTTGAGCACATCATGTGCTCAATCTGAGCACACAACAATACTAAACAATACAATAAATAAACGCTCGGCTTCGCCTCGCTTACAGCAATCAGCAACAGATAACACAATATCTCACCATAAGCTAAAGCAAAACAAATCCCCTAACCCACCCTCTGTCTTTAATCCCGAAGGGATTCCCCTTCCCCATGGTCCGCGCTTGGCCCACGTTTGGGGCGAGTTTTGCCAGCACCGCCGTGAGCTGAAGCGCAAGCTCACTCCCATCTCCGCCCGCTTGATCCTCAAAGACCTCGCCTCGGTCAGCGAGGATGTCGCCGTAGATTGCCTGTCTCGCAGCATCAAGAACGGCTGGCAGGGCGTATTCCTGCCCGAAGCACCGTCGCAGCGTCCGACCACCGGCAAGATCGTCTCGCTACCTTCGCAGAACAATTCCGCCTTCATGCAAGAGCTGAAGGCTATCCGTGAGGCGGTGGGAGAATGATCGCCGGCACCAGTTGCGAAAAAGGCACTCATGCCGAGTTGTTATTTTGCGCCGAGGCGGGGGCGCGCGGTTGGCAGGTGCTTATTCCCATGGGGCACAGCAGTTCGGTCGATGCGTGGATTTTTAAGGCGCCAGGTCGCCCCGTTAGTGTTCAGGTGAAAAGGGCGTTGCGGGACACCCGCAATGACTACACGCTCAATGTCGGCCACGGCAGCAGCAGCAAGGTTGCCTACGCGGAGGGGTCATTCGACATCTTGGCCGCCTATCTGCCCGACATTCACGATTTTGTCTTGTGGACATTGCCCGACCTCAAGGGCCGCAAGCGCATCCGCTACAACCCCACCCGCCATCGGTCGCCGGGGAACTGGTCACTTCTGGAGAACTTCACATGAGCTTGCGATACGAGGAATACCGCGCCTTGCGCAAAAGCCGCGACCTTTTGGGGGACCTGCTGAACCCGCAGAAGCGCCCAAAGACCATCGGCGAGCTGAAGCGGCGGGCGAGCGAGGCGTTGCACCACTTTCCATTTTTGGACGAGCGCGGCAGCCCGATGTTTAGCGACGACAATTTTACCGAGGAAACAAAATGAGCGACACACCAGAGACTGATGCCCAAGTAACGACGTTTACGTCTATCAGTAAACTGAAAAAACGTTTTGAAGTTAGCACGGGAAAAGTGAGCGCTGAATTTGCCCGCAAGCTGGAGCGCGAGCGGGATGAACTCCGTCGAGAGCGCGATGAAGCGCTGGTATTGGCCGGCGGGGCGAGCACGCTGCGTGAGTTGGCCAATTTGCACGTCGAAGCGTTGCTGTGTTGGAGCACGGCAGAGCGCGAGCGGGACGAAGAAAGGACGATAACATTTCGCCAAGCCGATTGTATCGAAGAACTGGAGAGCGAACGCGACGAGGCGCGGAGGGCAAGCGCACGATGGAAGTCCGCAGCAAAAGATTGGCGACGATTTTACATTGAGCTTTGGGGGCGGCACAAACGATTCAAGGAGGCCGCGAAATGAGTGACACACCCGAAACGGATGCAGCTTTAAGACCTAGTGGGCTGCGGGCAATCGCTGACGTTCTTATTTTAAAGTTGGGACGAGGGTATCAGCCAGACGCTTTCTTTGTCGCTGATGTTCTGCGGTAACTAATATGACAACAAGACGAAAACGATGCGAAAGATGCAACACTCTTTCTTACGACTGGGAAAGATATAACGGAGAAACAAGGTGCTACCCCTGCGGAAGAAAGGCGCGCGAAGAAGCCACCCCGCATCTTTTCAAAAAAAAGCGTTTGAAAAAGGCCGTAGGTAGCAAGGCGCGTGAGCGCGACGAGGCGCTGGAGCAATGCAAGAGAGCAGAATACGACGCGGCTCAAGAAACGATTAAAAACAGCATATTAAAAGGTCACTGGATTACCGCCTGCCGAGAGCGCGACGAATGGCGCGAGTGTGCGGACATGCTAGTTGTCGCACTCAAGGAATTGGGCGGAGGCGACCTTCCTGATTATGCGGAGTTTGTTTTAAGCAGCTACCACAAACTAAAGGAGGCGGCGAAATGAGTGCAGGAAAGGGCGACACGCCAAGGCCGGTGAATGGCCGCATATATCGTGCCAACTACGAGGCTATTTTTGGATTAACTAACGCCAATAAAATCAAAAAATTGACATTAGTTAATTCGCCATATCCCGACTGGATTTGCGCGCCATGCGGACGCGCCTATGGAAAACGACCCGAGGGCAATCCCTACGGAGCCACCTACCATTTTGGCAAATGCGACGTGTGCGGCAACGCTGCGGAGGTGACAGAACCGCGGGACTTTGGGCACCTTAGAAAGTGGCCGCTATGATGTCTGGCCGCCAACTTAGCCAATACTTTGACAAAGGCGCCAAGCGCATGAACGGCGAAGTGCTGCACTACCGCGTCGAGGAAGCCGAACCGACGTTGCCGAGCGCACAGGAGTTGCGCGAATTAGACCGTGCGATTGCCCGCTTTTGGGAGCGTCGCCGGAACCGAAAAACTTTTTTGCAAAAACCTGTTGACACATAGGGCACGTTTGTAATACAACGTCACACAGTTATGAACCTCACCATCATTTTTACCTACGTTGCGTTGCTTGTTCTGCTTGCGCTCATCGCGTGGTTTGCCTTCGGCGGAGACGACAACAACACCCCCGTGCTGTGATGAAGAAAAACGCCATACCCCACGACGCCTCGGCGGAAGCGTATGTCCTCGGCAGCCTGATGCTGCACGCCGATTTGTCCGACGAGTGGAGCGAGTTGTCTGCCGATTATTTTTTCACGCCGGCGCACCAAGACGTGCTCGCCGCCATCCGCACCATTCGCGCTACGGGAGGCACGCCGGACCTGCTCACCGTCACATCGCATTTGGACAAGATCGGCAAGCTCGATCACGTCGGCGGCCCCGGTGCTCTTACCGAAATGTATTCGACCGGCGGTGCGAGGGACTTGACCTACCACATTGAAATCTTGCGCGGGTTTATGGCTCGTCGCCGGATTATCGAGGCAGCTGCGCGCATGACGACGGCGGCGAAAGACTTGGCCGCCGATGCCGAGGAAGCCTTGGCAGTGGCGGGAGAAAGCATTTTGTCCGTCGATATGAGCGGCAAGAACGATGCCGCCCGCGCCAGCAGCGAGATGATTCATGGCGTGTTGGCCGAGATGGAAGAGGCCATTGCCAACAAGGGGCGTCCGCGTGGTGTGGCGACCGGATTCCGCGACTTTGACCACATGACTGGCGGCTTGCGCGGCGGGCAGTTGATGCTTATTGCCGGCCGACCCGCCATGGGCAAGAGCGCCCTGCTGCTCAACATCGCCGACCGTATGGTGGCCCGCGGCACGCCAGTGTTGTTTTACAGCTTGGAGATGCGCGACAGCAATTTGATGCAGCGCATTATCTGTGCGCGGGCGCGGGTTTCCTCTACGCGACTGCGCACCGGCACGGTCGGCAAAGACGAACAGAAGCGACTTGGCATCGAGGGTATGAAGCTGGCCGGCGAGCCGCTATTTATTCACGCCTTGGAGGCGCCGACGATCAGCGAGTTGCGCGCCAAGGTCCGCCGCGAAGTCCGCAAGAACGGCATCAAGTGCATCATGGTCGATTACGCGCAACTTGTGCGCGCCCCTGGCGCAACAGCCAAGAACCGCGAAGCCGCCGTGGGCGAAGTCAGCCGTGGCCTCAAAGCCATGGCCATGGAGCTGGATATTCCGGTGATCGCTGCGGCCCAGCTTAACCGTCAGGCCGAAATGCGCGGCGACAACCGCCCGAAACTCGCCGATTTGCGCGAGAGCGGCAGCTTGGAGCAAGACCCCGACATCGTGACGCTCATCTTTCGTGGCAGCTACTACGAGAGCGGCGACATGACCGGCGAGCCACAGGATGCCGAATGGACGCTGGCCAAGCACCGCGAAGGCAAGACGGGGATGCTCCCGCTGGTCTGGCATCCAGAGTTCACGCGCTTTGACAGTGCGCGCATTGCCAGCATGACCGACGAGCCGGTGCAGGAATACAGCACGCAGCCCAATCTCCACGAAATCAACACCTTGCTAAACGAATGAGCACCACAATCGACACACCACGCCCAATCGCGCCCGAAAAATACGAACTGCTTTACCGTGCGCAAATGAGTGAATGCCACCGCGTTATGGATCAACGCGACGCATGGGAAGAATTTGCCACACGCCTTATGGCCTTGGCCCGCCTGCAAGCTCCGTTGCCGCGCGGCGTGGAAGAAGATTTCCGCGACTTGAAAGAGGATCGCCAATGAACAGCCGCCAAAAAGGAAAACGCGGGGAACTGGAATTTGCCAAGTTCCTCACCGCCCGAGGGTTTGCCGCCCGCCGGGGACAGCAATTCAGCGGCGGCAACGATAGTCCTGATGTCGTCTGCGAAAGCCTCCACCGTTTCCACATCGAAGTGAAACGCTGCGAGAAAGGAAATCTTTACGACTGGCTTGATCAGGCCCGCCGCGATGCCGGGGAAAAACAGATCCCCACCGTCTATCACCGCCGCAACGACTGCCGATGGGTCGCCATCCGCGATGCCGAAGACGACCTCTTGCTCATCCGTAATTCCGCTTTTTTAGAGTAGTAACAAACACAACAACAACACAAAAAAACACAAAATAACACAATGGCTAAAATCCCTGAAAACAAAACATCGGCCCTCTCCAACCTTGGCGAGCCGCCGGCCAAAGGCACCTACCTCGCCGTCTGCACGGACGTGGTGGATGAATACAACGTCACTCGCCGCAAATACGACAGCGACGAGATGGAGACCGTCAACCTCACCCGTTTCATCTTTGGCGTGAAGGCCAAGGACGGCTCGCTGCGCAAGATCGCCAGCAAGCCCATGAAGATCAGCAACCATGAGAATAGCGCCCTTCGCGCTTTCTTGGTGAGCTGGACGGGCGAAGCCCCAAAAGCCGGCTTTGACACCGCAACGCTCAAGGGCAAAGCCGCGCAGATCAGCGTGGTCGAAGACGACCGTGGCGACAAAATCTACATGAACATCGGCACGATTGCCGAAGTCATGGACGAATTGCTCGGCAAGGTTCCCAAGGTCTCCGAGTTCGGCGGCGACGACAACAACGGTCAAGACATTCCGTTCTGATTATGGTCCTGCGAAATCCCGAGTTGGCCAGCGAGGGCTTCAAATGCCTCGCCGGTCCATTCAGCAAAGAGGAGGAGCCGATGATGGATAGCTTCATCAACGACGCCTACAACGCGAAGAAAGAAGTGCGCCTGTCGCAAAACAGTCGCGGCCTGTGGATTTGGCATCGCCGCCGTCAATCTTCGCCCAACTAACCCCACAGCGGGGAGTCGGCCGACCGCTGGCTCCCCGCCCCCCACCCACCCAAAGTTATGGCAATTTTATCCGAAGCAAAATCCGTCGATGGCGGCCACTGGTATAAGCCCGATGGCACGCCCTGCCACCAGCTTCCCAAGAAAGACGGCAGCGGACTCAAAGACACTACCTTGGCCGACGCCAAGAAGCTCATGCTCCTGCCGTCCGTCACCGGCTACACCGGCATTCTCGACAAGCCGGCCCTTCTCAACTGGAAGGCCACACAAGTAGCGATAGCGGCATTTGAAAAACCGCCACAGGCAGACGAGACGATTGAATACTTTTGCGAGCGGGTCATTGGCGCAAGCAAGTCTGAAACCGTTGCCGCGCAAATTATTGGAACGCAAGTTCACAAAGCGCTTGAATCATTGCTAATTGACGGGCCAAGCGCAGTGCCCGAAGGGATGTGGCCCTATGTTTCTCCAGTAATGGACTGGAAGCAAAAAAACAAAATTACCTATGATTCAATCGAAGTTGTTTTGGTCAACCATGAGCACGGTTATGCCGGCACTTGTGACGCTTTAGCACATGATGCTGACGGCAATCGCCTCGTCATCGACTACAAGACCCGCAAGACCAAGCCCAACCAGAAGGTCGGCCCCTACGACACCCAGGGCATGCAGCTCGCCGCCTATGCCGTGGCCAAGTGGGGCGAAGACGCCCTGCACACCGTCCACGGCTACAACGTTTACATCAGCACCACCGAAGTCGGCCGCGTCGAACCCTACAAGCACGACAGCCTTGTGCCGCATTGGGAAGCATTCAAAGCCGCGTGTGTCCTCTGGCGTCACGTCAAAGGCTACGACCCGCGGCAACCGGCGTTTAGCACATTGAAGGAGGCCGCATGATTCCTCATTGGGTCGTAGTTAATCCCAGCCGGCCACATGGCTGGCGCGTCTTTGAATACAAAGGCGACCGCCCGTGCATTCCGGTCCGCATCATGCGGGAAATCGCGTGCCGTCTTGCGCGCAAGAAGCCCCAATCCTGACCTTCCCCCCGATGCCAGCCCGCCGCTTCATTGTTAAAGAAAAGACATTTGGCTTGCACGTCCACTTCCAAGTTGGCGGCAGCCAAGCGGCGGCGCTGCGCCAATGCGCCAAGTATATCTCGCTGGACCCGGCAGCCCCCGAGAACGAACCCGACGATAGCGCCAGCGGATGGGCCTTTTGCGACGGATCATGGGCCTACATCTGGCTCGATGCGCAGCCCGACAAAAGCTGCTACGGGCTTTTGGTGCATGAGCTTTACCATGTCGTCGCCGCCTTTCTTACACACGTTGAGACGCACGACGAAGAGGTAGGCGCGTATATCCAGCAATACTTGTTTGAAGAAGCTACCAAGCGCCTTGGTAGCGAAAGCAATGGCTCTCTGGACAAGCTCTGCCGGCAATGGCGCAAGTGCGCCGAAGGACTCCACGCAGCCCTTTGCTATTTTGCGCCGAACCTCATGCAAGAAGAAGACGGGTTCTCGGCCGAAAAAGACGCCGTCAAAGAGTTTAAGCGTTTATCGGAGGCCAACGAATGACCAGCGCCGTCCTTATCGCCCTTGTCGGTCTCGCCTACTTCGCCGTCGCCATCGACCTCGGGCTAATCCAGCAACGCTACTGGCACGGGCTTATCTGGCTCGGCTACGCCATCGCCCAAGTCGGCTTGTGGCAAATCACCGTTCGCCCCTGACGTTTTTATGGAGAAATACAAAATTATGACACCCGAGATCGAAGAAATCGACAAGACGATCACCTTGCTCAAGAGCAAGCGGCAGCAACTTTACGCAGAAGAAGTGAAGAAGAAGACGCAAGCAATGTGCGCCGAAATGCGCAAGCGCAAGAGCAAATGAATTTTTTAGCAGCAGACAACATAGTGGGTATTGATGCGGCGAAAACCGGGCACTCGTCCGTGGATTTGGCGTCGGAGATTCATAACCACCCGTTCCGTAACATCATAAAAGCGGAGCCTGCTGCCTATTACTTTGGTGGAGTGTCGATCGGTCGGGCACCGTATGGTGTTCCGTCCGCGTCCAGATGCGAGCTGATCACTCGGCTCCACCTAGCTGCGGTCATTGAGGGCATCAATGTGAGTAAAGCGTTCCGGCGGGTTCGCATCACGGGGATGAGCGACCTGAGCCGTAGCTCCATTGTGCCCGCCAACGCCTCTGCTTGCATGCGCAACATGGACCTGAATCAACAGGTTTCGCCCATGGGACGCCATGGGAATGCGGACGATATTTTTGTCGGGCAGCGTGACAAAATTTCGGCCAGAACGACCTTCCTCTACCTTAATGGCAGACCAGGCTACTGGCGGGATGGGCGGTGCATGAGCACCCTAGACTCCCGAACGCCCTACGCTGAAAAGGTGAGCGCTCACCGTCCCCGGCAAATCCTTTTTCTATGATCCACGAATTTGCCCGCACATTCCCCGTCTGGACGCCGCACGGCTACGGCTGGCCGATCTATGTGCAGGCCATGAGCGGATTCGCCAACGACATCTGGTGCGTGGCCGCCGAAGACGGCGGGCATGTGAGGCACTACCGCTCGGACCAGTTGCAGGTTTTGCCGAATGGGACGTTGGATATTGAGGAGGACGCGAGTGAATGAGCTGGCTCTTTTCGCGGGCGCTGGTGGCGGAATACTCGGAGGCAAGCTCCTTGGGTGGAACACCGTTTGCGCCGTCGAATACGACGCCTACGCCGCAAGCGTTCTTGTGGCGCGACAAAACGACGGATGCCTGGAACCGTTTCCCGTCTGGGATGACGTGCGAACCTTTGACGGACGACCGTGGCGAGGGATTGCTGAAGTTGTTTCTGGAGGGTTTCCTTGCACTGACATCAGTGCCGCCAAGCAAAACGCGCAAGGCATCGAGGGGCAGCAAAGCGGATTGTGGTCTGAGATGGCCCGCATTGTTGGCGAAGTGGGACCGAGATACGTCTTCGTGGAAAACAGCCCAATGCTTGCTTCTCGCGGGCTTGGACGAGTTCTCGGAGACTTGGCCGAAATGGGGTATGATGCGAGATGGGGAGTGCTGGGAGCTTGCCATGCCGGCGCTCCACACAACCGAAAGCGCATCTGGATCGTGGGTCACGCCAAATGCGCGCGATTGGAAGGACAGCCCAAACATGGCAACCGTTCGCAAGGACGGAAAAAACAAAGTCGATCAGACGCCTCGCCAAGTATTCCAGTTTTGGAGGAGTCCGCAGGCGCGCGACTGGAAGAATGCTTCAACAATAGCGGAACGGGGGGGGCACACCTTGAACGCGCCAGACCAAGCGCTGGCACACTTTGGGGGCCGTGGGGAACGGCAGTCGCCGAAACCGGAGACGACGGCTCGATCCGCTTCATACAACCCGGAATTTGCGGAGTGGCTAATGGCGTGGCCAATCGGGTGGACAGACTTAAAGCCGTTGGAAACGGGCAGGTGGGATGCGTGGCTGCACTCGCATGGCGTCTCCTCGGCGGACCCCGATAGCACACAACCGCACACACCCGCATGAAATCCGACCAGCAATTCCTCGGCGACTTGAGCGCCAGCCGGCGGGCGGTCAACGACTTTGCCGACAAGCTGCGTCAGACCGGCATGCAAGTCTGGCTGCCGCCGCAGCGCACCCGCCCCGATGCGACCGTGCGCGAGCAATACGCCGACAACGGCGACTTGATGGTGCAAGGCCGCGTCGAGCACAAGGTCCGCACTAACCTGCATTTCACCAACCGAGACGATTACCCGTATCCCACGGTCATCGTGGACGAGGCATACAAAGTAGACGCCAAAGCCGACACGCCGGTCTTGGCCTATGTCATCGAGAACGCCACCCGCACCGTGGCCGCCGTCGTCTATGGCTGGACCCGCAAGCATTGGCGCGTCGAGGAAGTCTACGACCCCAAGCAAGGCCGCAAGTGCCGCAACTATACAGTGCCCAAGCAGCATGTGCGGTTCTGCGAACCAGCGGAGGCATTCGCATGACTTTGCGCAAAGGAGAACAGGGGCCGCAAAACAATGGTCTTGGTGGACCGTGCGCAATGCGCCGCGCCTGCCGATGCGCGGTGGCGGCACTGGGGGGTGCTGCCACCACTTCTTTACGATGAGCGACAAGAAATCAACGCCACGCTCCCGCTTCACCCCGACACCGCATCCGGTGATGAAGCTCCCGCCCAAGGACGTGCTCTTGGCCATCGGGCCAGAGAAGGGCTGGGATCTGCTGCTCAAGCGCGAAGAACTAATCCTCAAGGAAAAGGTCGACCCTTACCGCTACGGCTACCGTCCGCCGATCTGGAACAAAGCCAGCGAACTTCTGGAGCAGCACAGGGAGATACTTGTCATGGGCGGCAACAGGTCCGGCAAAACCGAATGGGCCGCACGCGAGGTAATCCACAGATTGTATCACAAAAAGCAATCCGTCGCTTGGTGCTTCCAGACAACCGCCCCCAACAGCATCGAGATGCAGCAACCCCGCGTCTTCAAGTATCTGCCGGCCGACTGGCGGCAGGCGCGCAAGGGAACTGTGACAAATATAACCTATTCGGTTAAAGGGGGGTTCACAGAAAGCAAGTTCGTTGCCCCCAACGGAAGCCAGTGCGTCTTTCGCAACTACGCACAGGACATCAGCACCATCGAGGGCGGGGAGATTGACATTGCATGGTGCGATGAGTTGGTGCCGCTGGATTTCTTGGAAACCCTGCGCTTCCGCCTGCTCGACCGCAACGGCGTGCTCATCGTCACGTTCACCCCTATTGAGGGCTACTCGCCAACGGTCAAGGACTACCTCACGGGCGCAAGTGCCGTGGAAGAAGTTGACGCCGAGCTGCTTCCTAAGTTTGAAGATCGCCAAGGCGAGAAGGTCATTGTCGGCTACGAGAAAGTGCCCATCGTCCAATCGGGGCGCAAAGGACGGCCGATTATTTACTTCCAGACCAAAGGCAATCCTTGGGCCGGATGGGAGCGCATGCAACAAGAGCTACGAAACGAGACGCGAGAGAAGATCCTTTGCCGCGCGTATGGCGTCCCGACTCGCTCGATCAACAACCGCTTCCCCCTGTTCAACGACAAAGTCCACGTCATCAAGCATGAGTGGATTCCCAAAGAAGGCACCCGCTACCAGTTTGTCGATCCGTGTTCCGGAAGGAACTGGGCGATGATCTGGGCGCTATTCGACAAAGCCAACCGCTGCTTTATTTACCGCGAATGGCCCTGTCCTAACGAGTATGTCGAGGGCGTTGGGTATCCTGGCATGTGGGCCGAGCCGGACGGCAAGAAGGCGGACGGGCGCCAAGGCCCCGCGCAAAAAGACTTTGGCTTCGGGCTGGAACGCTATGTCGAAGAAATCCGCCGCGTAGAAAACGGCGAGCGCATCTTTGAGCGCTGGATGGACAGCCGCTATGGCAACGCGCAGACCTTGGCCAAAGAGCGCCCGACCACACTGATCGAAGAGATGGGCGACCTCGGCATGGACTTCACCGCCACGCCGGGAGACACGATTGATGAAGGCGTTGCCCTCATTAACGACTGGCTGCATTACGACACGCAGAAGCCGATCAGCGCCCTCAACCAGCCCAAGCTCTACATCAGCGAAAACTGCCAGAACCTAATCTGGTGCATGAAGGAATGGACCGGTGCGGACGGTGCCAAAGGCAGCAGCAAAGACTTCCCTGACTTAGTTCGCTACCTTGTTCTTTCCGGCTGTAACAACGTCGAAGGCGACATCCTGCGCCCGCGTGGAGGAGGGAGCTATTGATGAAGGTTTCCCGCGGCGACTGCCTAGAGGTCTTGCGCACCATGCCCGACGCCAGCGTGGATTCCATCGTCACTGATCCGCCCTACGGCCTGAGCTTCATGGGCAAGCGCTGGGACTATGACGTGCCAAGCGAAGATATATGGCGCGAGTGTTTGCGGGTGCTCAAGCCGGGAGGGCATTTACTGGCGTTTGCCGGCACTCGCACACAGCACCGCATGGCCGTCCGCATCGAGGATGCGGGGTTTGAGATTAGGGACATGATTGCGTGGGTTTATGGCAGCGGGTTTCCGAAGTCGCTGGATGTAAGCAAGGCGATTGATAAGGCGGCTGGCGCGGAGCGCGAGGTTGTTGGGACAAGAACGGACGGCAGGGGGAAGTCTCATCAAAAGATCAATAATCACGGCCAAGGTGATACAGGCATCGGACACGCCGATGGCTCGAAACAAACATATTGCGAAACCGCGCCAGCCACCGAATCCGCCCGCCAATGGCAAGGCTGGGGCACCGCCCTAAAGCCCGCGCTGGAGCCGATCACCGTAGCCCGCAAGCCGCTTATCGGCACCGTGGCCGCAAACGTGCTGGAGCACGGCACTGGGGCGCTGAATGTGGATGGGTGCAGGGTGGATGGAGTAGTCACGACAAACCCACTTGTCCGCAATGTCGGCGGATTTGGAAGCGGCGGGCCTTCGAATCAAACACACCCGCCAAAGAGCGTTGTGTCGCAAGGCCGCTGGCCCGCCAACCTGATTCACGACGGCAGCGACGAGGTGGTGGGGTTGTTTCCGCAAACTGGCGTATCAGCGGGAGGAAGGTCTGGTCACACAGCGGCGTATTCTGGCGGATTCAAGCAAGAGCATTACGGTGACGCCAAGCCGGGTTTTGGAGATTCCGGCTCTGCCGCCCGCTTTTTTTACTGCGCCAAGGCAAGCAAGAAGGATCGGGATGAGGGGCTTGATATGTCGCCCGACCGGTTTATGGCGGCAAGCAATCAAGCGCAAGCACAGCTAAAGCGTGGGATTATCCATGAAGCTGAAAGCGGTGTTAATACGGTCAAGGTTCGCAAAAATAATCACCCCACGGTCAAACCCACCGCGCTCATGCGCTACCTCTGCCGCCTCGTCACGCCGCTCGGCGGCACTGTGCTTGATCCCTTCATGGGCAGCGGCAGCACTGGCAAGGCGGCTGTGCTGGAGGGCTTCAACTTTGTCGGCATCGAACGCGAGGCGGAATATGTGGAGATCGCCAAGGCGAGGATCGCGGCGGCGGAAGCGAAGCGCGGTGAGATGTTGCCGATGGAAGTGGAGGCGGCATGAGCAAGCGCGACCAACTTTGGAGCGACCTCACGCGGCGCAATCCGCGCCTATTAAATGATCCGCATTTCACCACGGCTGGGCTGCGCAAGTTTTTTGAGAAGGTCTATGACGCTGGATTCGATGCCGGCACGCTGGCCGCGCAGCCGCCGCGCATGAGCGGAGCTTCGGGTGCGTCGGCTTTTGAGGAGATTTTCGGAGGGTTTCGCCGATGAGCATCTCCGGCGTCGTTCCCCCACCGCCGCGCGTGCGCCCGTGGCGTGGTCGCAGCAAGGAGCCGCCGAAGTGCGGGGTCTGTAGCAAGCAGCTTCGTATCGACGACATCCATGGCGTGGACCCTCAGCTGGGTCCCATCTGCCGCGAGTGCGGGCCGCATGTCGTGGCCGCCAACAGGCTACTGCATCCCTTTTGGGTGTAGCGACATTCGCTATTCGCAAACCCCGAACACAAACAGCTTAAAAATTATGTTATTCGCAAAAACCAAAACCATCCCCCTCGACCGCTACACTGTAAGCACCGACTTTGACGCCGATGGCGCCCTCGGCTTTAGCCGAGACAAGGCCCCCGCTGCGTTTCTTTCTGTGATGCTTAACATTCAAGACCGCATCGCCGACGCCGCCACCTTAGTTGCCGCTATGGCCACGGCCAAGGAACCCGGCTACCTTGCCCATGCTGCTGGGCAGCTTAACGCCTTGCAAGAATTGTGGGACGACATTGAATCTCGCCGCGCGGATGCCTCGCGCTTGGAGTAGCTGCATACTTTTTGCGCAGTAGTTCAAGCCACGTTTGAACTATCGGCCATAAATGAAGCAAGACTCCATCTGCCGCCGCCGCTCTAAACATTCCCGAGCTATACCTTTTCGGGGCGCTCAAATTCACACACCTCTGTCGGCGACTGGTCGCTATACCCGCTCGGGAACTGTTGCAAACTGTCTGACCTTGCACGCAACGTCCTACGGTTTGTCACAAATTTTCCACACAGAAAGTGACTAAAAGTGTCACTACTTGTGCAGAAGTGTAGCTGATTCTATCCGGTTTGCCTTAGAAATCCAGCAATGGCGAAATCTTGGCACGCATTGTATCACAAAAGCCGTCGCCGCATCCTCCGCATTACCAGTCGCTTGCGCTTGCTTGTGTTTATTTGTGTTGACAACGTGTTACGTTGTGTTGTATTTGTATAGACAGAGGGACGCAGTGTGTCCGTCGCCCGGTTCTAACGTCCCGGTTCCCCCTTCAGACGTTTGGCGCACCTTTCTTGGAAGGTTTTATCCATGGCGACAGAAAAAGAGGCCGCGACAGCGGCGGGAGCGGATGATGTAGTTTCGATGGCACTCAACGAGTTGGGCATTAAGCGCCAACCCGAGGAGGCCAAAGAGGAATCCGCAGACAAAGAGACGATCTCTGACAACGCAGACACGACAGAGGAGCCAGAGGAGAAATCCGAAGACCCTGCTGAAGATGTTGAGAATGAAGAGGATGAGGCGGAAGAAGCCGACAAGCCCGAGGAACCAGAGGAGGACGAGGAAGGCGCCGAGGATAAAACCCACGGCGACGAGGTATCGAAGGACAAGGTTCAGCGCAGGATTGACAAGCTAGTCGCCAAGCAGCGTGAGGCCGAAGAAAAAGCTCAGGCCGCGACATCCGAATTGGAGCAACTGAAAGCCGCCAAGGCGGATTTGGAAGCCCAGCTCAACCAAAACAGCCGCCCCGTGCTGACCCCGAGCGCCGACAACCCGTTGGCCGATGTGGACAGCGACGAGGCCCTTCAACAGCGCATCCAGAATGCCCAAGCGGTTCGCCGGTGGGCACTTCAGAATACGGATGGCACCACGATCAAGCAGCCCGATGGCTCTGAAAAGTTCATCGAGGCAGCGGAGGTTAAGGACTATCTCGTCAAAGCTGACGACATCCTCACCATCCACGTCCCTGCCCGTAAGCAGTGGTTGGCCCAGCGTGAGCCGGCGGTGCAAGCCGCCAAGCAGACGTTCCCCGACATATTCAAGGAAGGGACCCCGCTCAACCAAGCCTACAAGGCCACGATCAAAACGGCGCCCGATCTCCTCAAAATACCCCAGCACGAATACTGGATCGGCCTCGCCCTCTACGGAGAGCAAGCCCTTATGGCCAAGCAACAAACCGAAGCCGCCAAGGAAAAGGCCAAGAAGTCTGTGTCCGCGAAGAAAGAGAAACCGCCCACCCCCGCCAAGCCCGTCAGCGCCGCCCGTTCTGCCAATCAAAAGGGCAGCCCTACGGCTGCAAAACAGCGGTTCTTTGAGTCGGATGGTTCGATGCGCGACATCGAGGCACTGGCCGAAGAACTCATCGGATAAACCCACAATAATTACTTAATCTAATATGTCTCAAGGACTTGTTCATCCGGCCGTCGGTTTGCGCGAAGACTTGGCCGACGTGATTTCCGTCATCGACGCGAAAAATACGCCCGTCACTTCACGCATCAAATCCGGCTCGGATCTTAATAATGGCTCTGTCTTTTCTTGGCAGGCCGACAGCTATAATGACCCGTCGTTCGACGGCGTCCTCACCAACGCCGACGTTACTACGTTCGACGATCCCGCCAAAAACCGCGCCCTGCTCTCCGGCCGCGCCCAGAAGTATCGCCGCTCGATCAAAGTGGACGACTTCGCGCAGAACGTGGACAACATCGCCGGTGTTGGCAAGAAGAAGGAAATGGCCCGTGGCGTTTCTCGCGCCCTTGTCGAACTCAAACGCGACATCGAAGCGAGCTTCTGCTCCGACGCCGAATCCCAAGAGCAAAACGGGGCAACGCCCTTCAAAACTCGCGGTCTCGGCAAATGGATTCAGGCCAGCGCGCAATCGGATCTTCCGGTTCCCGCCGCCTTCCGCACGCCGTCCGCCTCGGTGGACACCACCGGGACATCCACGCTCACCGAAGCTATCGTCGCTGGCATTCTTCAGAGCGTTTACGAACAGACCGGCACCATCGACACGATGGATTTGGTCTGTGGCCCGAACCTCAAGAAGCGTTTCGCTGAGTTCACCCGCTACACCAGCGGCGGAACCAACACCGCGATCTCGACTCGCCAATACACCGCCTCGTTGAAAGACAAGACGGTCATCAGCGCGGTGGACACCTACGTTGGCGATTTCGGCACCATTAGCTTGGTCCCGACATTGTTCAACGCCAAGGACGCAGCCGCCGCCGTGCAGCTCGCCCGCGGGTATCTGCTCAACATGGACATGCTTGAAGTCCGCTACGGCCGTCGCCCCCGCTTCCAAGAGTTGGAAGATCAGGGCGGTGGTCCCCGTGGCCTCATCGACGCCATTGCCGCGCTCGTTTGCTGGAACCCCAAGGGCCTCGGCAAGTTCGCCGCTGCTTCCTAATCGCAACAACTAACTAAGGAAAAAGCACCAAGATGAAAGTCTACGAACTGCCCGCAGAAACCAAAGCCGCCACCGGCTTCACCCACAAGGCGATTGTCACGCACGTTGACATCACCGAAAGCACCGCCGACACCGACCAGACCATCGCTCTCTTGAGCGTGGCCGCTGGCGATGTCGTCGAGAAGGCCGCCTACAAGCTCGTCACCGCGTTCTCCGATGCTTCGGATTCCGCGCTGAACGACACGAAGGTCCAAGTCGGCGACGGTGGAGACACCGACCGCTACATCGCGGCCACTCAGGTGAACGTCAATGGCACGGAAGTGCTGTTCGCCGCCAACGCGAACACCACGGCCTACGCCTACACGGCGACTGACACGGTTGACCTGCTCGTCGAGTCGATGACGGCCAAGAGCCTCAGCGAATTGGATGCTGGAGAAATCCACATCTACCTCGCGGTCTCGAAGCTCTCGTCGCTCTAAGCGTCTTAACACACTGCGGCCCCAGCAATGGGGCCGTAGCAGTTAGGATGTCAAACAATCTATGGTCTGAACTCGTCCTCGACCTCGGGGACGACATGGCCGAAGCGGTTAAGCAAGAGCTGATCACCGGCTGGAATGCCGATGCGGTTCTTGCCGCGACCCGCCAACGCCAGATCGCCGAAGCCAGCCAGCGCATAGAGCAATGCGCCATTGAAGGCATCGGGCAGAAGGACATGAGCATAGACGCCCATGCCTACTGGTCATGGGAAGCGGCGGAACCTGGCTGCTGGAAGGACCGAGCCTTCCGCGACTGGTTCAAGAAAAAAAATCCCGAAGTTGTTGTGCCCTATACCCCTCGCGCCACCACCGTCCTCCTATAATGATAAAAGCACCCAAACCCGAGGACATTACGTCGATGCTCTATGAGATCGACCAAGCGGACGCGGACGGCAGCCAATATGTGCAGCGCAAACTGCGCAACTGGAACACCCGCTTTTGCATCTGGCCGGGGCAAAGTGAGGACGGCAGGAAGTGGCAGGGTGCCAAAGGCCGGCAGCCGTGGCCTTGGTCTGGCGCCAGCGACGTGCGCGTAAGATTGGCGGACACGGTCATCAACGATCACGTCGCCATCTTGAGCAACGCTTTCTTCAAAAGCCGCGTGCAAGTGCAGCCGGTTGAGAGCATGGACATCGACAAGCGTGCCGCTGCGGAGATGGTGCTTAAATGGCTTATGTTCCAGCATTGTCTGGATGACCTTCGCCGCGAGGTAAAACTGGCCGCGCAATTCCGCGAGACCTACGGGCTGGCGGTCATGGCGGTGGATTGGGTGCAGAACACCCGCACCGAGATCAAGTCCTTTAGTCTGGAAGACGCGCAAATGATGTTGGAGCAGTCGCAAGACCCCAACCTCGCCGCCCTCTTGGAAGTGGTCATGGACCCGCTGCAAGAGGAGACTGCCGCCGAACTCTTAGGCCAAGTCATTCCCGAATTGGGAACAACTGTCAAAGTTCGCCAGTTCCGCGAAAAGGGATTTGTCGAATGGGAGGAGCCTTACGTTTTTGAATCCAAGCCCGTGTGGACGGCTTTGGAAGCGTGGGAAGATGTGATCTTCCCCATCCAAACTTTCAGCCTTCAACGCGCCGCGTTCGTTGCCCGCAGAGAATTGCTCACTGAAGTGGAGTTGCGCGAGCGCGGTGCCCTTGAGGGCTGGGACGAGGAATGGATCGAGCAAGCCGTGCAACACAAGGGGCAGCTCAAGCGCATCTCGCTCAATATCCACCGCACCGACCAGTTTCTTTACGAGCAACTGCGAGACCTGTGCGAAATCTGGCATGTCTATCGCAAGGAGAACGACCCCAAGACAAACGCCATCCGCGTCACACGCTCGGTCATTAGCTACCACGTCACGGATAAAGTTGCCGTGCATGAGTTGCTGCCCTACGCCCACGGACAATACCCTTTTATCGAACTCCCCCGCGAGCGTGCTACACGCCCCCTACTGGAAAGCCGTGGCATCCCCGAGTTGGTGCAGACGGCGCAAGAGGAAATCAAAATCCAGCGAGACTTCCGCGCCGACAGGGCCAGCATTAGCATCCTGCCACCGGTCAAGGTTCCCGCCAATCGTGGCAAGTTTGATTTGGTTCTTGGTCCCGGCCTGCAAATCCCCGAGCGCCGCCCCGGCGAGATCGAGTGGATGAATCCTCCTCGCCCCGACATGGGCAGTATCGAAGTAGAAGCCGCCACCCGTGCTGATGTAGACAACTATTTTGGGCGCATCAGCGACGCCGTTCCGCAGCAACGCTACATGCTTCATACACAAGAGCTTATCGACTCTTGGCTCATTGATATGAAGCTCTGCATCGCGCAGACGATGGCCCTTGCCCAGCAGTATATGACTCCCGAGGAGGTCGCGCGCATCACCGGCAATGCGCAGTTGGCATTCAACGCAAGCCCGCAAGACATCCGCGGACGCTTCGACATTACCGCCGAGTTTGACGCGCGCCTCCTCGACAACGAAGCGCTCGGGGCGAAGCTCGAATACCTCGCCAAGATTCTCGTCCCGATGGACAGCTTTGGCGTCATCGACCGCGCTGGCTTGGTCAAATACATGTTCCAAGCCGTTGACCCGAACTTGGCCGGCATGCTGGTGCAAGACATCGGCAAGGCCACGCAGGCTGAGATCGAGGACGAGCAGACCGCCTTCGCAAAAATCGCCGCCGGCACCGAGCCGCCGCTCAAAGAAGGCGGGCAAAACGCGCAAGTGCGCTTGCAGACCCTGCAGCAAATCATTCAGTCCAACCCCGCCGTGCAGCAGCGCTACGCCCAGGACGAAATCTTCAAGAAGATGATCGACGCTCGCGCCCAGGCTTTCCAGTTCCAGCTCCAGCAGCAGCAAAACGCAGTGATCGGTCGCGTCGGCTCGCAGCCCGCGCTCCAGCAGATGCAGCAAGACCAGCAGCTCGGCATGACCGCCCAACCCGCCGCCTAACGCCATGACACCTAACGTCCAAGTCCGCAACATCGCCGGTCTGAACATCCCGCAGCACGACCATGTGGCGTGCGCGTATTACGCCGGCACGAACAACCTCCAGACCGTGACCTACCGCGAGGGCGGCGCCACGGGGACCATCGTGGCGACGGTCAACTTTACTTACACCCCGACGCAGCCGCCGACCGCCAATGACGCGCTGCTGCTGAATGTCACCCGCTCTTAACCTTCCCACTTTCCCACCTTTCCACTTTCGCACCTCAAACCCATGGGCCTTCGCTACAATCCCTTCAACGGAAGTTTCGACTTCACGCGCTCGCCGGGGAGCTATCTCGATGGCGAGGTGGCGACCTTTGCCGACTTGCCGTTGGACACCGCCGCCGCTCCGCTCAACAGCGCGTGGCTGGTGCGGGAGGCGAGCGGCTTGTGGCTGGTGAACCGCAAGCCCGCGGGCATCTACATTCGCACGGCGACCGGCGGCACCGACCGCAACGCCGATTATACTTATGCGTCCGCTTTCCCGGACGTGTTCAGCGATGCCAACTTCACGCTGTATGACGATGCGGACTCGACCAAGAACGCCAAGTTCCAGCTCTCCGGTATCACCACCGGCACCACCCGCACGCTCACGGTCCCCGACGCCTCCGGCACGTTGCCGCTTTTAGAAAGCGCCAACACCTTCACGCAAAACCAAACGCTGGACGGCACGAATAACGTTGCCCCGAACCAGACCGCGGCGAGTGGGGCGTCGCTGATGACGCGGGCGCTTGCGGATGCGCGGTTCATCCGCTGGGAAAACTCGCACGAAATTAGCAACTTCACCGGAGCCACGGCGGGTATTGTGTCGGGGGGCAGCACGACCTTTGGTTCGGGAACGACAAGGCTGCGCGGAGCGGCCAGCGGAGCGTTTCGCTCGATTTGGTCAGACTATCGCGGCCAATTAACGGGCGACGTATCAGCTTTAGAGGCTGGCGCATGGAGACAGCGCGTCATTGTCGGCCTCGTAAATGACATTCGCTGTTTAGCTGGCTGGTATCCCGTGGCTGGAAGTTTGTCAGCGCAATGGTCGGGCAGGGGTATCGGCATTACGACATCTGGTGGCGTTTACCCCTACTTCATGTATCGAGACGAAGCGTGGCGGGCCATGAAGTCTACTCAAGTGCGCGGAAGCACTTCCGTATTTCCTGTGCGGGCTTCCAATGTCGTCACCATTGAAACCAACGGCGCACATGGTCTGGTCGCGGGTGACTTTGTCCACGTCGCTGGAGTGCTGCCGCAAACTATGCAGACATACCGCGCCGAAGTCACCGGCGTGCCAACCTCAACGAGTTTTACTTACGCCAACACGGGGGCAGACGAAACGGGAACCACAATTCTTGGCGACAATATGAATCTCGCCAAAATTGAAGAGCTTGGGAGCGTAGCCACCACCGGTTCGTCTAACCTGTTCACTGGCACCCGAACGTGGGATTTGGCGATTTCCGTCGACGGTTCGGGTGGCGCAACTTTTTACGCTAATGGAGCCACCGTGGCCACGGGCAGCGGTTTTCGCGTGGCGGCAACAGCCAATGCGGCCCGCGCTGGCTTCGGGTTGCAGAGCTTGGCCACGGCGACCGTTATCAGTGACCTGTTCATTTACAAGCTAGAGCACACGATCAACCCATGACCCTCCGACTCTCCAACAACGCTTTAGTCCGCTACGTCCAGCGCAGCGGCTACGCCGCCGCCGAAAACGTCCCGCTCGACGGCCAACTCGGCGAAGTCGCCGCGAGCCTGCTCGCATGGCTCGGCGCACAACTCGCCGTTGGCGAGACGCTGGCCGATGTGGTGCTGGAGTCCTCGGGCCAAGTGGCGACGGCCTACGAGACGCAAGAAGACGAGGACGGCAACGAGTCGCAAGTGGCGACCGCCTTCCGCCCGAGCATATCCGCCGCCGTTTCCGTCACGGCACCTCTCGGCAGCCGGACGTTTGTGGTGTCGAGCGAGAGCCTGCCGGATGCGCTGCGCGATGGGCTGGTGGCGGCTTGGGAGGGGCTTAACGAATGAAGACGGTCACCCTACAATCTATACTCCTCCGCGCCTGGCAGCGCAGCGGCAACGACGGCTCGGATATTTCCAATATCCCGACCGGCTCCCGCACCATGATGGTCGCCGCCGCGAACGAGCGTATCGCTGACTGCTGGGAATGGGCCGATTGGCCGGAGCTGTGCCGGGTGGAGGCCCGCACGGTGCAAGGTAACGAAACGAGCGGCTATTATATTGACTACGAGCAACCCGGCGAGACGGCCATGGGCGAGGTCTTTGCCGTGCTGCGCGACAACCCGGCGACGCATGTGGCGCCGCGGGAGATTGGCTACACGCTGCTGGGTGATGCCATCCGCTTTCCCGAAGCGACCAGCCTGCCGACCACCGTGTATGTGCGCTATCGTTTGCGTCCTGACACCTACACGACGAGCAACCTCACGGCGACCGTTCCCGCCGTTCTCGCCAAAGCGGTCGCCTATCTGCTCACCGGCGACCTCTTAGAAGAGGACGGGCAGATGGATAAGGCCATGCTCATGGAGCAAAAGGCCGAATCCGAGCTGATCTCTCAGCGCGACAAATACGTTTTCCAACAGAACCAACCGACGATGTGGTCCGCCCGCGTCAACCAATACTAAATCTATGAGCCACCCTAACGTATCCCTAACCAACTTCCGCACACGCATCGTGCGCTTCACGCCCGTTGTCGATACCGCCGCCTACGCCGCTGGTGATGTCCTCTTCGACACCACACCAGTCGTCTTGAGCAGCAACGCCGCAGCCTCCGCCCGCGGGACCATCCTCACGGCCTCGATCATCGACCGTGACGACGAAGCCTCGCAGACCATCACCCTCTACTTCCTGCGCAGCAACGTCAGCCTCGGCACCATCAACGCCGCGCCCTCGATCACCGACGACAACGCCGGCGAGATCATCGGCACCTGCACCGTCACCACCGGCACCGACCTGGGCGGCTGCAAATACGGCGAGACCAGCGGACTCGTTGTCCCCTTTGAGCTGCCCGCACAGACCCTTTTTGTTGCCGCCGTCACCGCAGGCACGCCCACCTTCACCGCCGCCAGCGACATCCGCGTGCGCCTCAGCCTCCAGCTCGAAAGC